CTAGTAGTAATGGTCATAACCTCCGCTTTCTCTTCTGGCTCTGGATGCTCTCACTCGTGCTTTTCTTAACATCCTTAACAGCGGGTGGGTTTGTACTTTGTTCGAGTTTATTGTCTGTGAGGATAGTAACTCCCTGCGCTCTGTCTCTGCCTCTTTGGTGACCGCTATCACTGATAAATCCCAATCGTGTTTGCTAATTAACGGTGCTTGGAACGGGGTGATTGGTGAGCGATTTATGTCTTGTCGTTTCAATGTACGCTGTATCTGTCGCTTAACTTTGTAGTTGTCTTTCCTTGATGCCTGAATGGCTTTTAGTATGCGTCTTACAGCATGAAAGCCAGTGATAGAAAGTGTTTCTTTTTTTATCTCATGCCGCGCCCAGCCATTCGAATAACCCCAAACGTTGGCATCTGACCAATCATATAGGCTCTTGCTCGCCTCTCTATTAAAGTCATTTAACTTAGTTTCGGGTTTTGCCATGTAATCAATCTGTTTACCTATACACCTTGTAGGCTCTGAATATTGCTGACCTTTCAAATCTAGATCCCACTGGGGAGGAACATTTGATGGGATTGCATTGTTTGCCAGTGTTACCCATTTGCTGACAATTTTGCCTGCTTGCCCATTAATGCTTCTTTCGTTCACCATAATTATTGCGTGTACATGCGGCTCTGACTGGTGTTGAGCCCACTCCATGACGTAAACCCACTGATTGCCTTTCGAAGTCAACCATCTGGTAAGTGCCTTTAACGCTTTGTTGAATTTCTCTGGCGTTGTTCCCTTAACGGGTCTGAAGGTAAAGGAGTAGGGGATACCACTAGTTGATTCGACATCCAGAGTAAACAAAGCTCGCCTCATTGTACGCCATTTCTTCTTTGTCCAAGCTGGTGGTATGCAGTGGTTAGCCTTTGATGATTGGCGTTTATTCTCCGCCTTTAATTCATTACGTTTGTGCGTAACTGATCTCACATAAGCTAATGTGCGACCATTGATGTGATTGATTACGGCTTGTGATTTTGTGGATAGACTCGCGTCTTTATCGTATAATTCCATGTGTAAAGTTCATATATTTCAATTGCTTCAAAGCCGACTCTCGCAAAGTCGGCTTTCTGCTTTGTCAATCACAGGTATTTGGTTTCAATACCCTTGTAAACAGTTCTAAGCGTGTCTTCAGGCACTTTACCCACCAGCCCACGCAACAACGACAACGTTATGTTTACCTTACGCAATGTCTTTACATATCTGGCGTTCGTCCTCCAGATCTTCAATGTTTCGTCTTTATCGCTGTGGTATGCTTCTAAATTGCGTTCTGTGACGTGATACGCCTCTGTTTTAAACTGCTCAACAGGAATTCCCCAATCGTTGCGTAACAGCGTTAAAACGCGACTACGTTCGTGATTTCCGGCTTTCCTTAATATGTCGTCAAACTCTTTTGGGGTAAGCTTCCTGCCACTTAGTAGGATATCGCGTATATTCGCGGCGACCTGAGAGCGTGTAAGAGTGCTCATTTTCGTCCCCCCAGAAATCTGTCGGCAAATTGATCAAGGCTGGAGGCAAGCCACACCCGGCGCTTGCGTCCATTGATGGTCTGATTTATATAGGGAGGAAAGCTTCGGATATATCGCTTTAACTGATAGAAGCGTGACAGACAGACGCCAAGATATTCTGCTGCGTCTTTAGCGGTCAGGTAATTAATCATTTTATTCCCTTACTGTTGTACCAAAATGTAATATGGAGGAGACTTCCTGTCTCCCCAAATTACTCTACAATTTTTGTGCGATTAAATCAGATCTATTACTAAGTAATCATCGCCAGAGGCAATGCCGATAGCTTTTCCACCGCTGGTGGATTTCACATCATAAACCCAGGTGCTGGTGCTCACCTTTTGTGGCTCTGATCTAATCAGTGCCGCGAAGGTTTCAAAATCAACATGGGTTACGTTCAGCTTTTGATTGGTAGGTTTCAACTGCATTCTTAATACCTAATAACGTATTGTTTGTATCCTGTTTGTTTCTGTTCTTTAGTTACTACGCGATTCGGCTATACGTTGATCGATCCAGTCATCGATCTCGCTTTCAATAAAAGCTATTGCGCGAGCACCAATCTTGACTGATTGGGGGAATTGTCCTCGGCTCATCAGAGCATATACCCACGCCTTGCTATAGCCAGTGCGTTTCAAAACCTCAGATAGCCGAATCAGCGACTTTTTCATATCTACCTCGTAATACGTTGCTTGACTATGTGAGATAGTAAATCATTGTTTTTTTAAGTTTTCTGTGAATTTGGAGAAAAAATTTTTGGGAATAGAATTACCCCAAATTGGGCGTTATTTTTTAGTTCTAACGCACAATTTGGGAACATCCTTCCTTTATTTTGGACGCTTTTTGGTTGCTTTTTTCTTAAATTTGGGGGCGTACTTATCCAAAGCGTTCGTTAGCAATCTCCGAAATGTATCTGGGTGGGTATCGCTGTCTTCATCGTTCCCGAATATTATGTTGTTTTCTATTACTTGGGCACTAACCCTATTGATACTAAGGTTTCCTCCACTATGGAAATCTTTGCTTGATTCAAATAAGGCAATCGCCATTCCGGCGATCATCTTTAAAGCCGTATCTTTTCCTCTCCAGTTTTGTTCTCTTTCTACTTTTTTTGACAGTGCTCCAATTTCTGGTTCGTTATCTGGAACATTCATATCCAGTTCTGGGAAGAAGTTCACAACCTCGGAGCGCTTGAAATAAAACGAATCGTAAGACCCATACCAATCATCCTCATCATCGTGATATAAAAAGTCTTCCCCTTTCCTAACGTTGAAAGTCCCTTCTTCCCCCGGTATCGGGCTCTCCCTGTATTCATGCCCCATAGCCAGAAGACCTAAAAACTCCACACACTGCTTTTCAAAGTCGTCATTAGTTGTAAAACCTGATACCCAATCGAACTGATAAAAGCCCAGCCCCCCTAAAGTATCTGGTTTAGCTTTGCTCAATCTGTAGTTACTTAAGATAGCGGCAGCGATCATTCTTTCATTTTCATTGTTTAGTCTTGCCAGTTCGCTGATCAGATTACCAAACCAGATTTTATCTTCTGACTCGTTATAAAACGCATCTAGTCCTGTCATCTTAGTCACGGCGTGTTCTCCTTCCGAACTCGTAAGGGCTTATATGTATTTCTCGATTGGCGTCCAGATAATCTGCCCACCATTGAAGCATTAGTTTGCGCTCTTCTAAGTAATCAGCCTTGTGCTTGTAGGCTCTTTTAACGTCTTTATATTCTTTGTGGCTCATCTGGCGCTCTACTGCGTCCTCCTGCCACAAACCGGACTCCATCAGGGAACTACAGGCTGTGGCACGGAATCCATGTCCAGTTACGTCCTCTTGCGTGTTATAGCCCATTAAGCGTAATGCCTTGTTTACCGTGTTTTCACTCATCACGCCTTTGGTGTTTCTTTCATTCGGAAACACAACATCGTAGCTTCCGCTTAGTTCTCTCAACTGCTTTACAATAGAAACAGCCTGACGGCTAAGAAGCACGATATGTTCGTCTTTTCCCGTTTTTGTGCCACGGGTGGAAAACCTCACACCATCGATAGGCTCTCTTTTTTTAGGGATAATCCACTCAGCCCGATCAAGGTCAAACTCTTTCCAACGGGCAAACCTTAACTCGCTTGAACGAACAAATGTCAACATGGTTAGCTCAATGGCAAGGCGGGTAAGAGGATTACCTTTAAAGCTGCCCAATCGAGTGAAAAAGTCTGGTAAATCTCTGGGATGTAGTGCGGCATGATGCTTAGTTTCATATTGCATTAACCGGACATCGAGATCATTCGTGATGATTTCTGTCTTAATGCCGCTCAGACGGGCGCTATGTATGATGTCCTTAACTCGTTGTTTAAGTCGGTTGGCTGTATCGTGTTTCCCGGCGTCATCTACCTTCTTAAACAAAGGTAAAATTGTCATCGCCTCCAGTTTGCGAATATCCGAAGTGCCAATGTGAGGGAAAATATACATTTCAAGGCTTCTAAGTACGCGTTTTCGTTGGTCTTCGTTCCACATCTGGTGGCTTTCAACCCATTGACGTCCTATTGTCTCAAAAGTGAATGCGCCTTTTTCTTCTGCTTTTGCTGCTCTTTGCTCTGCTTTGGGATCTATCCCCTTGACTAACAACTTTTTGGCGTTGTCTCGTTTTTCTCTGGCGTCTTGTAAGCTAATGGTTGGATATACACCAAAAGCAAGTCTGTCTTCTTTCTTATCTGATGGGCGGCGATACTTCATTCGCCAATACTTCGACCCGGTCTGGGATACTTCAAGATAAAGACCACCACCATCAGACAATTTATAAGTTTTGTCTCGTGGCTTAGCTGCTTTGCACTGACGGTCTGTTAATTTGTTGAGGGTATTTCTGGACATGTTGGGGGCACATATACAATCGAACCAGCAATGCCCCTAATTATGCCCCATAGATTTACTTGATTTCAATAGACGGAAATGGACGTCATGAGAATAAAATCTCTTTATTTTTATATGTTTACATGGGATTTATAGACAATGGTAGACGTTGGTGTACAGCGGGATGGTGTCCCCTGCAGACATCTACTTGAGGCAGCAGGGGATTGATTAGAATGGTGTTTTTGAGATGTGAGAAATATTTTACCCGCTATTTTACCCATTGGCGCGGCTTAAGAGCTTATTTTTGAATTCACAATGGTCACGATATAACCATCTTGCTCGTCCGTGGATAACTTTGGCTTTAGGCAGGTCGCCGGACTTAATCCGGTCATAGATGAAGGTCTTACCGAAGCCAGTATCGGCCATGATGAATTTCAAATCAACTAGTGAATCAGGCTGTAGTTCGTGTTGCATGAGTGCTATCTCCAAATAGGGAATCGAACCTGCAAATAAGGCAATAAAAAACCGCATTGATGCGGCGATGGAAAATTCCTCAGTCATTACTGATAGCGCCAAAGCGTGAGCGGTAATTACGCAGGCGCGGGTCGATATATTCAGGGAAGTGGGTATATGTGGCTTTGCGGAATGGTCGGATTGATGTCTGGTAAATTCGCTCGCGTTCTTGTTTCTCTGCAAGCCATATACAATGGCGAAATTCCTTTTCCTCTTTCGTTTCCTGCGGTAGCGACATTATCCGGTCGTAGTTTTTCCTGAATTTATCCAGCACCTCCGATACGGAATTGCCGGAACAGCGGCGCGGGTCATCTGCACCATACTGAGGCGCTGGCATGATTTTCTCCTGATTAAATTGCGTGAATAGCGTGACGAGGGAAGGGGAGAGTTACTGGTGCAAAGGGTATATCGTCGTCAAAATCCATCGGAGGTTCGTTGTGTTGTGCTGGTGATGATTGCTGCTGTGGCTTCTGTGATTGCCTGCTGGCTGCTTGTTGTTTGCTGTCGCCAATGCCGCCAAGCATTTGCATCACGCCATTAATTCCGACATGAACCTCGGTTGTGTAACGGTCTTGCCCTGACTGGTCTTTCCACTTTCTGGTTCTCAGCATTCCCTCGAAATAAATCTGATCACCTTTTTTCACATACTGCCCCACGACCTCAGCCAGTTTCCCGGATACAGCAACACGATGCCATTCAGTCAATTCCTTTTGCTCGCCAGTATTTTTATCTCGCCATTGTTCTGACGTGGCTATTGTCAGGTTAGCGAACGCTGTACCTGATGGTGAGTATCGAACTTCCGGGGCTTGTCCTACCCGACCAAGGATAATCACCTTATTTACGCCTCTGCTTGCCATTTATGCCGCCTGTTTTAGCTCGTTAACTCTGATGTTCATTACCTGAACGCATTTAGCCTGCGCCTCCTCGTTGCCAGCCATTAATTGCCAGTCACGATGATAACGCTCGATGAGTTTTTTCTTGTCAGTTTCTGTTGACGCATAATCGCTGAAGTCTTTCAGGATTTGTTCGCAGTCAACCGATGGAGATTTCTGGTTGGTATTTTCTGGTGATGGTTTGTTATCTGATGCTGGGATTGCCCAGCCCGGCAGCGATGGAGGGAGCCAGTAAAATCCTGTTCCATCCTTGAGTTTTGCCCTGTGCCATCCCTGCTTTTTGTCGAGAGATGTTTGTGCGAAACCTTCCTCAAGGTTATACAGATACCGACCGATTCCCCACTGAACGGCAGCGCGCTTCATTGCACCGGAACGACCACCTTTGACGGCTTCTACCTGCGTGTTTTCAGCAGCATCCCATTTGGTTACCCATTCGGAATCAATCTTTATTGATATGCCGCATTCAACGCCGCCGTTGTTGGGAATATCGCGGTATTCATTGCGCCATCCTGCTTTGCCGCAAACATCGTCCAGGCGTTTCATGATTGCCCGGTTCGTGACATAAGCCAGCACCATAGCCCACACCTTGCCATCGCGTGTTTTACCGCTTTGCTGTATTCGCCATTCGATATCTTCAGGGCTGAATGGCTCATCGAATTTGTTCAAATCCATAATTCACCTCAGAATGGACACGGCCCAAGGAAATAACGCTGATTTAATACTTCGACTCGGGACAAATTAAGGCATACCCGCATTCCTTCGCGGTCGCCATTATGGCGATACCAGAGAGCTTTCTGCGTGTACATGCGTCTCTGTAACTTGCTCTCCTTCACTGTGGTTGCAAGTGACATGAATATCTCCTTCGTTACCGATTAATTCTTTCATCTGACGAATGAATTCTTCGTCTGACCAGTTATCTGTAAAACTCATTTCCTGCGATACCATGGAAGGTTGATAGCTGATTTCATCGCTTTATTTGCTTCAAGCCACATTTTTGAATCACCAATAAATCTGGCTATTACTGCTTTGTTTTGTGCTGCACGAAGCATCTGGTGATTGATGGCTATTTCATTGCGCATAACGCCTCCAGTTGTTTCTTTGCTGCTCTGATTAATTGTTTAACTCGGCGTGATAATTCAGATTCGTGCGGGTAGAAAGCGGACATGACGCCGCTACCCGCGAGCTGAAAGTGCATCATGGGTAACTCCTTATATTTGATTGCATAACGAAAAACGCCTCGAGTGAAGCGTTATTGGTATGCATATAAAAAGGCCCTCACATTGGAGGGCAAAGAAGATTTCCAATAATCAGAACAAGTCGGCTCCTGTTTAGTTACGAGCGACATTGCTCCGTGTATTCACTCGTTGGAATGAATACACAGTGCAGTGTTTATTCTGTTGTTTATGCCAAAAGTAAAGGCCGACTATGCGGCCTCGGAAGGAAGTCCAATCATCTTATTCAAATCTTCTACCCGTAAAGCAGGAAGTGCTGTACTTGCTTTATCTGCTTCTTCTGGTAGCAATTCTTTGCTTTCAGGCCAAACTTCAATAAGTCGCTTAACTGTTGTGACTGAGTTCAAAGCAGCCCATACATTTGATTCGATATCCTTTTTCTTGGCTTCAAGTTTTTGTTGCAATGCGCAGATTTCATCAAACCTTTTTGTTATTTCGTGTTCTGCGCTAAACATGCATTTATCTTTGGTCGGAGTAGGGAGCAATATATCTTCGCCGTTGCCGTCTTTCCCATATGAATGCCATCCAACCCTTCTGCCAGATACAGTCAGATAAATTGAAGTAGAACTAACATCGTATGAGTAAAATGAACATCCCATCTTTTCAAGTTCTTCACTTATAGCTACCAACTTGGATGATAACTGATCCACTTCCTCAGTTTTCTTTTTACCGCCAAACGCAATAACTCTGGCGTCAAGTGCAAGCTGGTTCTTTAACTTTGTTACTTCTTTAAGTTCAGTGAAAACCCCAGACTTAATTAAAGCGTTACGAGCGATTTCCTCTTTCATTCTCGTAGTTAAGCGGATTGATGACATATTAATTCCTCTCAAATAAGTGGTTTGCTGCCTAATTTCATTTTCTGGCGACCAACACAAGTCACACCCATTTCACTGCGTGGCTTGCTGTACCATGTGCGCTGATTCTTGCGCTCAATACGTTGCAGGTTGCTTTCAATCTGTTCGTGGTATTCAGCCAGCACCGTAAGGTCTATCGGATTCAGTGCGCTTTCTACTCGTGATTTCGGTTTGCGATTCAGCGAGAGAATAGGGCGGTTAACTGGTTTTGCGCTTACCCCAACCAACAGGGGATTTGCTGCTTTCCATTGAGCCTGTTTCTCTGCGCGACGTTCGCGGCGGCGTGTTTGTGCATCCATCTGGATTCTCCTGTCAGTTAGCTTTGGTGATTGGATGGCCGGCGCTGAACCCCGGCTTACTGGTTAGAGCGCCCGCACTACCAGTGACGCTGTCTTGAGGCGCAGATTGGTTACTGCTTGCCATGAGCGCTGTTTATACATTGGTCGAGCATCAGCCTGCTCATTCATCCAATCCCAAAGCCTTCTGCTTTGAATGCTGCCCTTCTTCAGGGCTAAATTTTTAAGAGCCTCACCTTCAATTGTGGTCAGTGCGTCCTGCTGATGACTAAATAGTACGATTTGTACTTTATCGAGTCAATACAAAATGTTCTAAATATAATTAGTTTTTTATAACGCTTTGTATTTAATGGGTTTATATTTTGGAAAAAGAAAACCCGGCGCTGAGGCCGGGTTTGGAGTGCATCACTCTGGTTCGCTGGGGAATATATTTATCAATTGCCCTGTTGAAATGTGCCCATTTTCTACAACCTCTAGGTATGAAATTTCAACAGTTGATTCTTTGGCTACAGCATTCAAAAACTCAAGAAGCTCATCAGTAGATGTTATGTCGGCTGAGGTCTTTATGGTGAAAGATTCACCATTTGAAACCCTTATGACGTCAATATTTATGTCCTGATTTGTTTCTCCCGAGCGACGAACGCCCGTGACATAAAAGTTATCTCTTCTAGTTTCCTTTTTTCGATCAATTGATTGTCTTTGGTTTAAGGTATTCAACTGTTCTCTATTTACCACTCTCTGACCAATTGTTACCCTCTCAACTGACGAGTCTTGAGCAAGCTTTTTAAGCAACTTGCTTTTACCATCCTCGCCGTGAGCCAGAACCTCTCTGCTAATGTTTGTTTGACCGCTAATCAACAACTTGAGCACATTGTCTTGTGCTTCGTTTACCGCTTTGGTGCTTTTTTCCACCAATTGCACCTGAGAATCTTGGTTATGTCGCTGTGTTTCGTAGTACTCATTGATCCACTTATAGCCTACCGTGCTGGCAGCTAAGACGATAGCGGCGACGGCGCATAGTGCTTGCCTTCCTGTCATTTTGCCTATCGCTTGAGTAAACACTGTCACCACTCCGTTTACAATCGGATCTGAGTCACCATCCGCTTGGCTTGAGCCTTCGCTTATTCGGTAGACAATATCCAGCAAACCTTTCTCTGCATCTTTTAGCTTCTGCCGATTATGAGTGCTGTGACTGACTACCGTAAATGCTTTTTGTATTTCATGCGTAAGCTCTGCCATACCAAAAAGCATTGACGCAGTCAATGAAGAATTATATCTATTTGGATCGCCTTTTACATTAATATTGATCTTTGGCCATCCACTGAAAACTACGTTAGGGAATGTGAAGTCGCTTGAGTCGATGTCCTTCCTTCCGAGCATTTCTGTTACAAAAGATACAAAGTCGTCTTCTGACTTGATAACATATTGCGCAGGTTGATCAATCGCTGACATTCTTAATCCTTAACATCCATTCCTATCACCCAAACGTCTCTTCTGGCCACTGGCTGGCGATAACTTTCCCTACAACGGAACAGCTATCATTGCATGGGATCATTGGATATTGCGGGTTTAGTGGTTGTAGGAACACCTGACCGCTATCCCTGATCAGTTTCTTGAAGGTAAACTCGTCACCACCAAGTCTGGCTATGCAGAAATCACCTGGCTCAACAGCCTGCTCAGGGTCAACGAGAATTAACATCCCGTCAGGAAAGCTTGGCTTGGATCCTGTTGGTGCGGTCATGGAATTACCTTCAACTTCAAGCCAGAACGCACAATCACTGGCTTTTTTGGTTGTGCTGACCCATCTCTCCGCATCACCTTTCGTAAAGGTTCTAAGCTCAGGCGAGAACATCCCGGCCTGAACATGAGAAAAAACAGGGTACTCATATTGTTTTTTAACGGGGGCAGATGAGTATTCGCCAACAGGTGAAAATGTACCGTCGTGGTTGAATGAGACGTTATCAATACCAAGGTATTTAAACACCACACCAATCTCGTCAAGAGATGGATGACGAGATCCGCGCAACCAGTGACCAATTCCACCCTGCGTCATACCAAGCTCTTCAGCTAACTTCTCTTGAGTTATGCCGAGCTCTTTCATTCTGGATCTAGCCAGTTCATACCATTTCATTTTCATACCCTTATTATTACGCTCTGTACTAAAACCATCCACGCACAAGATGTATTTTTTTGTTTGCATTCTAAAAGTACATATCGTATTATTGTTTCATGGTTACTATGGAGGGCATATGAGCAACCTACGAAAATATCGAGAGTCACTGAATATCTCTCAAACAACACTTGCTAAGGCAGTTGGATGCACACAGGGAGCTATCGGACATTGGGAATCTGGTCGTCGCTTCCCAGACCTTAAAACATGCCGTGCTCTTGTTGAGTGCCTAAACAAGTTAGGCGCAAAAGTCAGTCTTGATGACGTGTTCCCGCCGGAACACAAAGCCGCTTAAGACATTCCCGCTCTTACACATCCCAGCCCTGAAAAAGGGCATCAAATTAAACCACACCTATGGTGTATGCATTTATTTGCATACATTCAATCAATTGTTATCTAAGGAAATACTTACATATGCAACTTACAAGTACTCGCAAGAAAGCGAATGCAATTACAAGCAACATCCTGAATCGAATTGCTGTACGTGGTCAGCGAAAGGTTGCCGACGCGTTAGGGATTAATGAATCGCAAATTTCGCGATGGAAAGACAGCTTTATCCCAAAGATGGCCATGCTTCTGGCTGTGCTGGAGTGGGGTGTTGAAGACGAGGAATTAGCGGAGCTGGCAAAGAAAGTAGCCATGGTGCTGACAAAAGAAAAGCCTCAAGACTGCGGCAACAGTTTTGAGGCCTGATGTAGAAAGACTGGATCAATCCACAGGAGTAATTATGACAAAACGTCGTAAGAAATACCAGGAAAAAGAAGAGATTCGACACCCTGATTCACCTGAGGGATTAGTGGTAGCCGCAGCAAATAACAGGGCGTTCGCAGAGCGCCTTGTTGGTGTTTACAGACTAGCCAAAGCAGGAGTGAAACATGGGCGTCGTTAAGTTAGCTGATTACAGGCCTCAACTGGAGGTCGTGGAGCATCGCGTGGCAGATACCGAAGATGGTTTCATGCGCGTTGCTAACGAGATTACCGACAGTCTGCTGATGGCTGATTTAACCGTCCGGCAGTTGAAGGTGATGCTCGCTATCATGCGCAAGACATACGGATTCAATAAGCCGATGGATCGACTCACAAACACGCAGATAGCAGCCATGACAGGTATTCATCACACTCATGTTTGCGCTGCCAAGCGCCAGCTTATCGAGCGTAAATTCCTCATTGCTGATGGCGTGAAAATCGGAGTGAACAAGGTGGTTTCTCAGTGGATTAGCCAGGACAGCTTAACATTAGCTAAAACAGCTAATAAAACATTAGCCGAGTCGGCTAATGGGTATAAGCCAAGTCAGCTAAACACAAAAGACAATATACAAAAGACAATAAATACAAATACCCCCTTACCCCCTAACGGGGGCGGCGATGGGCAGGTTAAACCTGAACGTCGCAAGGCAGAACGAATCGACTACGAATCCTTCCTGAACGCCTACAACACCGAGGTCGGTGACAGACTGCCGCACGCTGTTGCGGTCAACGAGAAACGCAAACGTCGCTTGAAGAAAATCATTCCGCAACTGAAAACGCCAAACGTGGACGGTTTCAGAGCGTATGTCAGGGCGTTTGTGCATCAGGCCAAGCCGTTTTACTTCGGAGACAACGACACGGGCTGGACGGCCGATTTTGATTACCTGCTGAGGGAAGATTCGTTAACGGGAGTACGGGAAGGGAAGTTTGCAGACAGGGGGATTGCATGAGACAGGATATCGAAGCGAGCGTTATCGGTGGCCTGCTGATTGGTGGATTAACTCCAACCGCCAGCGACGTTCTGGCAACACTGGAGCCGGAAGCGTTTTCAATTCCGCTCTACCGGAAAGCCTTCGAGGTTATCCGTAAGCAGGCGAGAAACAGAAACCTAATCGATGCGCTGATGGTTGCCGAGGAGTGCGGAGAGGAGCATTTCACGTCAATCCTGATGACCAGCAAAAACTGCCCGAGTGCCGCAAACCTGAAGGGATATGCCGGAATGGTCGCGGATAACTATCACCGCCGTCTGGTGCTGGAAATCATGGATGAAATGCGTGAACCAATTCAGAGCGGAACCATCGACGCATCGAGTCAGGCGATGGATGAGCTTGTAAAGCGTCTCTCAGCCATCAGAAAGCCCCGTGACGAGGTTAAACCTGTACGGTTAGGGGAAATCATCACTGACTACACCGACACGCTTGACAGGCGTCTGAGGAACGGAGAAGAGTCAGATACCCTGAAGACCGGAATCGAAGAACTTGACGCCATCACCGGAGGGATGAACGCAGAAGACCTGGTGATTATCGCCGCTCGTCCTGGTATGGGGAAAACCGAGCTGGCGCTGAAGATTGCCGAAGGTGTTGCAAGCCGCGTTATTCCTGGTTCTGACGTCCGGCGCGGAGTGTTGATTTTCTCGATGGAAATGAGCGCATTGCAGATTGCAGAGCGAAGTATTGCCAACGCCGGGAGGATGTCGGTTAGCGTGCTGCGAAATCCTGCATCGATGGATGACGAAGGCTGGGCGCGCGTTGCTAACGGCATGAGTCAGCTTGCAGATTTGGATGTATGGGTAGTCGATGCCTCGCGGTTATCGGTCGAAGAAATACGCTCAATCGCAGAACGGCACAAACAGGAAAATCCAAACCTCTCACTCATCATGGCGGATTATCTTGGCCTGATTGAGAAGCCGAAAGCAGACCGCAACGACCTCGCAATTGCTCACATCTCCGGAAGCCTGAAGGCGATGGCGAAAGACCTGAAAACGCCTGTTATCTCCCTAAGTCAGCTTTCACGCGATGTTGAGAAACGACCAAACAAACGCCCGACAAACGCAGATTTGCGTGATTCAGGAAGCATTGAACAGGACGCAGACTCAATCATCATGCTCTATCGTGAGGCGGTATATGACGAGAACAGTAGCGCCGCACCATTTGCTGAAATCATTGTGACAAAAAACCGTTTTGGCTCACTTGGTACGGTTTACCAGCGGTTCTGCAACGGACACTTTGTTGCATGTGACCAGGATGAAGCCAGACAGATTTGCACAGCATCAAATGCACCTGCTGCGCGTGGCAGACGATATGCACAAGGGGCTGACGTATGACCATCTACATCACTGAGCTAATAACAGGCCTGCTGGTAATCGCAGGCCTTTTTATTTGGGGGAGAGTAAATCGTGGTTGAGTTTATGCTCGTCGCACTCAAATGCGTTGGCGTTGGATGGATTCTTCTGACGTTTTTTATTGTTCTGCATAGCTACATTCGTCTTGTGAATGACGGTAAAGATCCATGGTATACGTTGTTTGGCGCTGCATTTGTCTGGGTGATTATCGGTGTTATGCCTGTCGCTGTAGCAAAAATGGCGTGGCGTTTTGTGAGTTGAACTGAGGGTAAGTATCGATGGACGAATCAAGAAAGCAGTTTGAGGAATACGTTGCCAAAAAATTGAAATTACCATTCGAGATGATAACCGAGGCAAGAAATGGTGATAGGTACTTCGCATTTTCAAGCATGGATATTCGTCACTCCTTAAATGAGTGGTGGACTTTATGGCAGGCATCGCGAGCAGCTATTGAAATAACCGCGCCAAAGTTTATCGACAGCAGAGAAGCATTAACCAAAGGGTTTACTGTTGATTATTCCAATGGCTTCGGCGATGGAATGGATGCTTATGAGGAAAACATCCGCGCTGCTGGAGTCAAGGTGAAGGAGTAACGATGAAGCAGACAATCTTCCTCCGAAGTAAGCAACAACAGCAAGCCGCAATCAACGCCATCCTCGCAACTCCTCTCGATAAAGAAAAGCCAGTCACCATCCGCATTACTGACTACAAGCGCAACCTTGACCAGAACGCAAAATTTCACGCGATGCTGGCGGATATCTCTCGTCAGGTTCAATGGTGCGGCAAATGGTTAAAACCAGAACAATGGAAGGTTTTGTTGATCAGCGGTCATGCAGTGGCAACAAAGCAGGAAGCTGATGTTTTGCCCGGCCTTGAAGGCGAATTCGTCAACATTCGGGAGAGTAGCGCACAGATGAGCGTGAAGCGTATGGCAAGTCTGATCGAGTACACAACAGCCTGGGCTATTGGTCAGGGTGTCAGATTTACCGACAGGAGGTACGAATGAGACGACAGCGACGAAGTTTCACCGACATCATCTGCGAAAACTGCAAATACCTTCCAACGAAACGCTCCAGAAATAAACGCAAGCCAATCCCAAAAGAATCTGACGTAAAAACCTTCAACTACACGGCTCACCTGTGGGATATCCGGTGGCTTAGAGAACGTGCGAGGAAAACAAGGTGATTGACCAAAATCGAAGTTACGAACAAGGAAGTGTCGAGCGAGCTTTAACGTGCGCTAACTGCGGTCAGAAGCTGCATGTGCTGGAAGTTCACGTGTGTGAGCACTGCTGCGCAGAACTGATGAGCGATCCGAATAGCTCGATGCACGAGGAAGAAGACGATGGCTAAACCAGCGCGAAGACGATGTAAAAACGATGAATGTCGGGAATGGTTTCACCCTGCATTCGCCAATCAGTGGTGGTGCTCTCCAGAGTGTGGAACCAAGATAGCACTCGAACGACGAAGCAAAGAACGCGAAAAAGCGGAAAAGGCAGCAGAGAAGAAACGACGACGAGAGGAGCAGAAACAGAAAGATAAACTTAAGATTCGAAAACTCGCCTTAAAGCCCCGCAGTTACTGGATTAAACAAGCCCAACAAGCCGTAAACGCCTTCATCAGAGAAAGAGACCGCGACTTACCATGTATCTCGTGCGGAACGCTCACGTCTGCTCAGTGGGATGCCGGACATTACCGGACAACTGCTGCGGCACCTCAACTCCGATTTGATGAACGCAATATTCACAAGCAATGCGTGGTGTGCAACCAGCACAAAAGTGGAAATCTCGTTCCGTATCGCGTCGAACTGATTATCCGCATCGGGCAGGAAGCAGTAGACGAAATCGAATCAAACCATAACCGCCATCGCTGGACTATCGAAGAGTGCAAGGCGATCAAGGCAGAGTACCAACAGAAACTCAAAGACCTGCGAAATAGCAGAAGTGAGGCCGCATGACGTTCTCAGTAAAAACCATTCCAGACATGCTCGTTGAAGCATACGGAAACCAGACAGAAGTAGCACGCAGACTGAAATGTAGTCGCGGCACGGTCAGAAAATACGTTGATGATAAAGACGGGAAAATGCACGCCATCGTCAACGACGTTCTCATGGTTCATCGCGGATGGAGTGAAAGAGATGCGCTATTACGAAAGAATTGATGGCAGCAAATACCGAAATATTTGGGTAGTTGGCGATCTGCACGGATGCTACACGAACCTGATGAAAAAACTGGAGACGATAGGATTCGACACCAAAAAAGACCTGCTTATCTCGGTTGGCGATTTGGTCGATCGCGGTACAGAGAACGTCGAATGTCTGGAATTAATCACATTCCCCTGGTTCAGAGCTGTACGTGGAAACCATGAGCAAATGATGATTGATGGCTTATCAGAGCGCGGAAACGTCAATCACTGGCTGTTTAATGGCGGTGGCTGGTTCTTTAATCTCGATTACGACAAAGAAATTCTGGCTAAAGCTCTTGCCCATAAAGCAGATGAACTTCCGTTAATCATCGAACTGGTGAGCGAAGGTAAAAAATATGTCATCTGCCACGCCGATTATCCTTGTGACGAATACGAATTTGGAAAGCCAGTTGATCATCAGCAGGTAATCTGGAACCGCGAACGAATCAGCAACTCACAAGACGGGATCGTGAAAGAAATCAAAGGAGCTGACACGTTCATCTTTGGTCATACGCCAGCAGTGAAACTACTCAAGTTTGCCAACCAGATGTATATCGATACCGGCGCAGTGTTCTGCGGAAACCTCACATTGATTCAGGTACAGGGAGAAGGCGCGTGGGCATAAGAGAACTAAACCTCACCAAAGAGCAGCACGAGTGGCTGAATGGCTGGCTTGAACTGTGGGGCGCATGGGTTTATTCAGGTCGTCTGGAAAAGCGCATGAGCAGCGTAATAGCGAAGTTCATGGAGAGCGTAGAGCCGGGAAGAGTTATGACAAGGCCAATGTGCAATGATGATGATGGAATGTTGATTTCTCAGGTCGTCGATTCCGTCATGTACATTGACAAGAAAGCCTTTGGCATCCTCCTCAGCTACTACGCTCATGGTTCATCTAAGCGAGCAATTGCATCCTACTATCACGCGACTGCAAAGCCACGCAAGATGTGTGGACGTGGTGGCGAGGGATGGAGAAAACCTTCACTGGCAACCTGTAGAAACGAAATTGACGACATCCTGAAAGCGTCATTATTTGTTTTATACCAGCCAATGCAAAATGCTTTCAAAATGCGTAAACGTGTTGAGAAAGTTAAGCATGTTGCCGTTAAAAGCCTTGACATGCAATTAGCCATTTAGCCATAATTAGAGGGTAAGCTGCCGTTAGTGACTCTTAAGTTGCAACGGTGGCTTTTTTTATTTGGGTCAGTCGTATAAAGGTCATTACGGAAGGCTGTTAACCTTCTTATCGTGGTTCGAGTCCACGCTGTCCCGCCAAATATGCTGGTTTAGCTCCAATGGTAGAGCAGTCGCCTTGTAAGCGAATGGGTAGCGGTTCAAGTCCGTTAACCAGCACCATAACTGAGCCGTAGCCACTGGCTATCCTGAATTCATCAGTGATAGTTACGCTGCGGCATTCTACGCATGACCTTCGTGAAAGCGGGTGGCATGAGGTTGCCCTAACAACCTCCTGCCGTTTTGCCCGTGCATATCGGTCACGAACAAATCTGATTACTAAACACAGTAGCCTGGATTTGTTCTATCAGTAATCGACCTTATTCCTAATTAAATAGAGCAAATCCCCTTATTGGGGGTAAGACATGAAGATGCCAGAAAAAAATGACCTGTTAGCCGCCATTCTAGCGGCAAAGGAACAAGGCATCGGGGCAATCCTTGCGTTTGCAATGGCGTACCTTCGCGGCAGATATAATGGTGGTGCGTTTACAAAAACAGTAATCGACGCAACGATGTGCGCCATTATCGCCTGGTTCATTCGTGACCTTCTCGGCTTCGCCGGACTAAGTAGCAATCTCGCTTATATAACGAGCGTGTTCATCGGCTACATCGGTACTGACTCGATTGGTTCGCTTATCAAACGCTTCGCTGCTAAAAAAGCCGGAGTAGAAGATGGTGGAAATCAATAATCAACGTAAGGCGTTCCTCGATATGCTGGCATGGTCAGAGGGAACTGATAACGGACGTCAGAAAACCAGAAATCATGGTTATGACGTCATTGTAGGAGGAGAGCTATTCACTGATTACTCCGATCACCCTCGCAAACTTGTCACGCTAAACCCAAAACTCAAATCAACAGCAGCCGGACGTTACCAGCTTCTTTCCCGTTGGTGGGATTCCTATCGTAAGCAGCTTGGCCTGAAAGACTTCTCTCCGAAAAGCCAGGACGCTGTGGCATTGCAGCAGATTAAAGAGCGTGGCGCTTTACCGATGATTGATCGCGGTGATATTCGTCAGGCTATCGACCGTTGCAGCAATATCTGGGCTTCACTGCCGGGCGCTGGTTATGGTCAGTTCGAGCATAAGGCTGACAGCCTGATTGCAAAATTCAAAGAAGCAGGCGGAACGGTCAGAGAGATTGAGGTATGAGCAGGGTCACCGCGATTATCTCCGCTCTGGTTATCTGCATCATCGTCTGCCTGTCATGGGCTGTTAATCATTACCGTGATAACGCCATCGCCTACAAAGAACAGCGTGATAAAAAAGCCAGTGAGCTGAAGCAGGCGACCGCCACCATTACTGACATGCAGCAGCGCCAGCGTTCTGCTGATGCACTCGATGCTAAATACACGAAGGAGTTAGCTGATGCGAAAGCTGAAAATGATGCTCTTCGGCGCAAGCTTGATAATGGTGGTCGGGTGTTCGTCAAAGGAAAATGCCCTGTGCCATCCTCAGCCGAAACCTCCAGCGCCTCCGGCATGGGCAATGATGCCACCGTCGAACTCTCTCCAGTTGCTGGACGAAACGTTCTCGGTATCCGGGACGGAATTATCCGCGACCAAACAGCACTGAGAACGCTTCAGGAATACATCAGGACGCAATGCCTGAAATAATTTTTTTGCAAATCAATACCATGATTGCTGACATCGTTAATCATAGAAATTGGAGCAATGTTTCGGAGGTGTGATTTGAAACAGCTCACACCTAAGCAGGAACTGTTCTGCAGGGAATATTTAAAAGATTTAAACGCCACTCAGGCAGCTATCAGGGCGGGTTACAGCGAGGATTCTGCCGCCTCACAGGGGTGCGAGAACCTTATAAAACCTAATATCGCAAAACGCATTGCTGAGCTAAAGGCTGAACGCAATGAAGAGGTAGGTATAGACGCTGCCTATGTATTGCGACGGCTGACTGAAATCGATCAGATGGACGTGCTTGACATTCTGCTTGCCAATGGCGAACTGAAGCCGATTAAAGACTGGCCTAAGGTGTGGCGTACAACGCTATCAGGAATGGATGTCGTCGAGATGGCATCAGCAGATAGTGCTGCTCTCCTGAAGAAAATCAAATGGCCTGATAAGGTTAAAAACCTTGAGTTGCTTGGGCGTCATGTTTCTGTTCAGGCGTTTAAAGACAACGTCAAAAATGAAGTGACTGGTGCTGACGGAGGACCAGTCAGAACAGAAATTACCAACTTAACGCCGGAGCAGGCTGCAGAGGCGTATAGAAAAATGATGGGCTAAGTATGCCGTTACCATTCCCCTTCGATTTTAAACATCCTGATTACCAGATGGTTTTTGAATGGCGGATGGAACGCCTACAGCGCATTCGCCAGAATCCTGAAATATTGCCTGCACTAAAACAGTTTTACCGAACCAATCCGGCTCAGTTCATCATCGACTGGGGCATGACAACGGACCCGCGTAATATTGATTATGGCCTGCCGGTGACCATTCCGTTTTTACTCTTCCCTAAGCAGGAGGAGTGGATCCACTGGATTATGGAACGCTGGGGTAATCGGGAGAATGGTATTACCGAAAAATCCCGTGAAATGGGGCTCAGTTGGACCGCGATCGGGCTGGCATGCTCGCTTTGTCTCTTCAACAAAGAAATGGTTATCGGTTTCGGCTCCCGTAAAGAGGAATACGTCGACAGCACCGGTGACCCGAAAGCATTGTTCTGGAAGGCACGCAAGTTCGTGGAAACGCTACCTGTAGAGTTTCGCGGTTCGTGGAGTGAGAAGAAGCACGCGCCATATATGCGTGTTGAGTTTCCTGAAACTGGTGCCGTTATCAAAGGCGAGGCTGGCGATAATATTGGTCGTGGTGACCGTACCACGCTTTATCTGGTTGATGAGGCTGCATTCCTTCAGCGTCCTCTGCTGATTGATGCGGCGTTGTCACAAACGACGCGTTGCCGTATTGACCTGAGTTCAGTTAACGGCATGGCGAACCCGTTCGCTCAGAAGCGTCATGGCGGGAAGATACCGGTATTCACATTCCACTGGCGGGATGATCCTCGCAAGGATGAAGAGTGGTATCGCAGGGAATGCGAGAAAATAGATAATCCGGTGGTGGTGGCACAGGAACTTGATCTGAACTACAGCGCATCAGCGGAAGGCGTCCTGATTCCATCCGAATGGGTACAGGCTGCTGTCGACGCGCATATCAAGCTGGGCATCCAGCCAACAGGCAAGCGACTGGGCGCGATGGACGTCGCCGACGAAGGCAGGGACAAAAATGCCTTTTCCACCCGTCATGGCTTCCTCCTGGAGAATGTGCGGGAATGGTCCGGTGTGGGCAGCGACATTTATCAGTCCGTCGAGAAGGTTTTCGGCTTTTGCGAACAGGACAACCTCGAAGAGTTTCGCTTTGACGAGGACGGGCTGGGCGCTGGCGTTCGCGGCGATGCACGCGCTATCAACGAACTGCGTAACGCTGCGCGTCGACCGTCAATACTTGCCACACCGTTTCGAGGTAGTGGCGCGGTATTTGATCCGGATGATGAAGCTGTTCGCGGGGACAACGGGCAAGCCGCACGTCTGAACAAGGACTTCTTCGCTAACGCCAAAGCCCAGAGCTGGTGGCGGTTACGTAAACTTTTCCAGAACACCTGGCGTGCCGTGGTTGAAGGTATGGCTTACAACCCGGACGAAATCATCTCAATCAGCAGTAGCATGGCACTCAAAGATAAACTCATCATCGAGCTTTCGCAGCCGACCTATTCCATTAATGGTGTGGGAAAAATCGTTATTGATAAACAGCCTGATGGAACCCGGTCGCCAAACCTTGCCGACTCGGTGATGATCAGCTATGCCCCAATGAATTCAGCCCTGAATATCTGGGAGCTGCTAGGGAGACAGGCCTGATGGCACGAAACAAACAAGCCCTGCGGAGAACTGCGCAGGCCACCGCTGATGGCTATGAGAACTTTGTCGCCCGCGTGGGAATGCAGACGCCTAACCAGCACTCAGCATCGACCTACCGGGCTAACTTCACCAGTCGCAACCGCATGCTGGTGGAATGGTCCTATCGTTCGTCCTGGATCATCGGCGAAGCGGTCGACGCTATCCCGGATGATATGACCCGCAAAGGCATTCGCATCACTTCGGAAATTGATGCAAAAGATCGCGGCATTCTCGAATCACAACTTGATGAGTTGCAGATCTGGGATGCGCTGAACGACGTGCTGAAATGGTCTCGCCTCTACGGCGGCGCGGTGGGGTTCATCATGATTGAGGGGCAGGCACCAATGACCCCGCTGCGGCTCGAAACCATTGGAGAAGGCAAGTTTAAGGGTATTCTCCCGCTCGACCGCTGGATGATTAACCCGGTGCTGACCCGCCGCATTAAAGAGATGGGGCCAGATCTCGGCAAACCTGAGTTTTACGACGTGGTGACCACTGCAACGGGCATCCCGGCCTGGCGCATCCATCACAGCCGCCTGATTCGCTTCGATGGCGTCACGCTGCCATTCCAGCAGAAGATGACCGAGAACGAATGGGGAATGTCGGTTGTAGAGCGAATCTGGGATCGGCTTACTGCGTTCGACAGCGCCACTGTCGGCGCGGCGCAGCTGGTCTACAAAGCGCATTTGCGTACCTACAGCGTGGAGAAGCTGCGCGAGATTATCGCGCTTGGTGGTCCTGCGTATGAAGCGCTGCTGAAGAACATCGACCTGATCCGCAAGTTCCAGAGCAATGAAGGCATGACGCTCATGGACTCGCGGGATAAGTTTGAAACGCATCAGTACAGCTTCAGTGGTCTGGATGACATCCTATCGCAGTTTGCAGAACAGATTAGTGGCGCTGTTGGTATTCCACTGGTGCGGTTGTTCGGACAGTCCCCGAAAGGATTTTCTACCGGTGATGCAGATCTTGCCAACTATTACGACCGGGTGAGCTCATTGCAGGAGCGCCGCTTACGGATGCCGATGCGCCGGATACTGGACATTATGCACCGCTCGGAACTCGGTAAGCCGCTGCCGGACGATTTCACGTTTGAGTTTAACCCGCTCTGGCAAATGTCTGATGTCGATCGCTCAACGGTGGCGTTAAACACTACCAACGCAATCAGTACGGCGCTGGGTGATGGTCTGATGACACTGAAAGCCGCTATGACCGATTTGCGCGAAAATTCTGACGTAACCGGCATCGGGGCATCCATTACCGACGAGGACATAGAGAATGCCGAAGACGAAGCGCCGCCAGGCATCGGCGAACTTGGCGACAAACCGCCAGAGTCGCCAGGCGGAGATCCGATATCGAACGAGCCTACGGCAGATAGCGCGGGCGGTCGGGGATATCGTAAATGGTCGCTACGATGGTTCAAATGACAGTGTCACCGAAATAATGGATGCGCTGGAGCGCTACAGCGAAATCATCACCCCCTGGGCGACGAAGGTTGCTGAGAACTTTACCGCCGACATTGCGCGCCAGAATGAAAAGCAGTGGCGTCAGCACAGCAGGAACATCAGCGCAGAGCTGCGCAACATGGTCGACCGCGCCCCGGTAGGCCAGGTGATGAAATCCATCGTCGCCGAGCAAATTAAGTACATCAAGTCACTGCCTCTTGAGGCCGCCGATCGGGTGTATGACATTCAGAACAAGGCCATCGAGGCCGTTGTGTCTGGTGGCCGCGCTGAGCCATTCGCGAAAGAGATAGCTGCGTCCGGTGACGTGTCACGCTCACGAGCGAACCTTATCGCCCGTACCGAGCTTGGACGTGCAACCGGCGCGCTGGATCAGGCGCGTGCGCTGTCAATCGGCTCGAATGGTTATATCTGGCGTACAGCCGAAGATGGCGACGTCCGGCATTCTCATCGGGAGATGGAAGGTAAGTTTGTCGAATGGGGCAAACCTCCAACGCTTGATGGCATGACCGGTCACGCTGGCGAGCTCCCGAATTGTCGCTGTTATAAAGAAATCGTTTTTCCCAATCCTCATTCTTATCTCGCCTGAATCGCAGGTAAACCATGAAATATTTTTTCAATACCCGGCTGGGGGAAACCCGCTATCAGCTGGCTGACGGCTCGCTGCTGTGCAAAGACGTGCCGATAGGTCGAACGGGTAAGCAGCTTTACGGCGCTGCCGATCTGCCAAACCTCAAACCCGACAAGCTCGGCGAGATAGTCGTAACGCGCTCTCCTGATCAGGTATTCCATCCGGCCACGCTCGCCTCATTCGAAGGGATGAGCATCACGATCCTGCATCCTGAAGATGAAAACGGGAATGTGCGGCTGGTCAACCCCGAGAACTGGAAAGAGCTTGCGGTCGGGCATCTTCAGAACGTTCGGCGCGGGACTGGTGATCAGTCTGATTTGATGCTGGCTGACCTTATCGTCAAAGACGAAAGCGCCATTCAGCTGATCGAAGATGGTCTGCGCGAAGTGTCGTGCGGCTATGACGCTGAGTACGAGCAGACCGAACCCGGAAAAGCCGAGCAGGTCGATATTACCGGAAACCATGTGGCTCTTGTCCCTAAAGGCAGAGCCGGAAATCGTTGTGCAATTGGAGACAGAGACACAATGGCAAATCAAAAGAAAAACTGGTGGAACCGCATGCGTGCAGCCATCAAGACAGGAGATGCCGACACCATGAACGAACTGGTGGAGTCGGCTCCCGCATCGGTTACAGGAGATGAGGGGGATTTGCCGCAGGGCGTTAATCTCAACATCAACCTGTCCCCGCAGCAACCACTACCGGACAAAGCACCAGAGATGGGTGGAGGTCCAACCGGCGACAGTGATGATGACCTCAAAACATTACTGAAAGCCCTGCTGGCTAAGCTGGAAGGAAATGCCACGGGCGATAACGATAATAAGCCTGACGATAATCCGACCGGTGACGGCGAGGATGATGAAGAGGAAACCACGATTACTGGTGACTCAGCCTGGCGTGCCGAAGTTATCGTTCCGGGTATCGATCTGAGCCGTAAGATGAAACCGACCGCGTTCAAACGCGAGGTTCTGGCTTCCGCTGACAAAACGCTGGTTCGCCAGATAGTCGGTGATGCGGATATCCGCAAATTACCGAAACAATCGGTCAACATGGCGTTTAATGCCGTGTCTGAGATTGCCAAAGGGCGAAACACCCGCGCCACCACCGGCGATGCACAGCGCCCAAACATGGGCATGACCAGTATCGCTTCCCTGAACAAACAAAACGCTGAATTCTGGGCAAACCGTAAAGGGTAAAAAATGAATAATGTATTTCTGTACCGGATGCCTGTTGGCATTGCCGGGGCTGTCTCTCGCCCGCAGGACTTAACCGTCGAACCGGTGGTCCTTAAATCCGATAACGCCTTTGCTGCCTATGGGCTGGCTGGTAAATACGATGATGACGGTTTTTTCGTACCGCTGGCAGATGGTGATACCGCAGACAAGGTGAAGGGGATCTATGTGCGCCCTTATCCGACCACGTCGCAGCCGGACATGGTTCGCCAGGTGGGGAGTGGCAAGAACTTCCCGGGAGACGCCATGAAGCGTGGCTACGTGACCGTTAATCTCGGTTCTGATTTTGATGCCAGCACCATCAAAAAAGGCGACCCGGTATACGTTGTCGTCTCCGCTGATGAATCCATCAAAGTGCCGCTGGGTGGATTCATGTCCACGTCAGTCAGTGGCAAAAATGTGGTGCTGACCAACGCTGAATTCACAGGTGCCGGTGATGCTAACGGCAATGCAGAAATTTCCTGGAAGATTTAAGGAACAGACGAATGATTACTTTTGATCAGGCAACCGTTGACAGCTCTGGTGCCTTTCTCATCGGGGAGCTGGAGCGACTCGACCAGACGCTGAACCTGCCACTGGTGGGGTACACCTGGACCCGCGATATTCAGTTGCGTGAAGATGTCTCTATCGCAGATGACATTTCCAGCTGGACGAATACCAGCTTCGCCGCTGCGGGTACTGGCGCAAATCCGAATGGCAAAAACTGGGTAGGCAAAGACTCAACCGCTATTGCTGGCGTAAACGTGGATATCGGCAAATCCGGTAACCCGCTGAATCTCTGGGGCATGGAACTGGGCTGGACCGTTGTAGAGCTGGCAGCAGCTCAGCAGGTAGGTCGCCCGATTGACACCCAGAAGTACGACGGGATGCAGCTCAAATGGCAGATGGACAACGACGAGCAGGTGTATGTTGGCGATTCCGCATTAAACCTGAAAGGTCTTGTTACCCTGAACGGTGTTCCTGTCAACAACGCTGCCAAAACGTGGGCAACCTCAACACCGGACGAAATCCGCGCAAGCATTAACCAGGTGCTGTCTGATGCGTGGGCCGCTTCCGGTTACTCTGTGGTTCCGCGTGATTTGCTGATCCCGCCTGAGCAGTTTGCTCTGTTGTCCAGCATCATCGTTTCATCTGCGGGTAACCAGTCCCTGTTGACGTACCTTCAGACCAACACCATCAGCTATCACCAGAACGGTGTTCCGCTGAATATCCGCGCGGTTAAATGGCTGAAAGGCCGTGGTGTGGGGAATAAGGATCGCATGGTTGCGTACACCAACGATAAAAAATACGTCCGCTACCCGCTGGTTCCGCTTCAGAGCGTTCCTATCCAGTATCGTGGTCTGTATCAGATTGCGACCTACTACGGCAAGCTCGGTGCGGTCGAGCCAGTGTACAAAGAAACCATTTCGTACGTTGATGGCATTTAACAGCCACATGGCCCCCTGGCGGGGCCATTAAGGATGACCCGATGGCAAAAAATGATGCAGTAATACACGTACATACCCCGTTTGTGCTCACGCTTCCCGACGGTTCTCGGCGCGAGTTTGTTAAAGGCCGTCATGCTGTGGAGGAAGACGTTGCCACGCACTGGTTCACTCGTGCGCACGCGGAAGTATCCGTTGGCAAAGCCACAGACGCGCGTAACGAGGTAAAAAATGCCAAAGAATCAAAGTCTGCCAGCGGTAAGTGATTTTCGCCGCGACTTCCCGCAGTTTGCTGACCCTGCCAAATATCCCGAAGCGCAAATCCAGTTTCGTCTGAATCTGGCCGATGAACTGCTGAGCGAAAACGTCACCGGAAAAAAGTTGTTTCCGTACTTTGCCGAGTTGTTCGTGGCTCACTACATGACGCTATGGGCGGCAGATAGTCGGGCAATGCTGGTTGGCGGCCCGGGCGGTTCAACCAATGGTGTTCAATCCTCCAAGTCTGTTGACAAGGTAAGCGTCAGCTATGACACCAGCGCGACGCTAAACCCTGACGCAGGCTTCTGGAATAACACCCGATATGGCGCTGAATTTTATCAGCTGATCACGATGTTCGGTGCGGGCGGTCGCCAGCTATGAGTTTCAAAAGCGGTGTAACAACGAGGGTGGATAACGCTCAGGCCATTCTGGATGCGCTCAGGTCGCTAACCAAAAAGGATGTGTTGGTCGGCATCCCTTCGGAAGACAGCGAGCGTGAAGATGTTCCGTTTGGTAATGCGGGGATCGGCTACGTCAATGAATACGGCTCACCGGCGCAAAATATCCCCCCACGCCCGCACCTGATCCCCGGCGTTAAATCGGTAGAGGAACAGACAGTGCCGCAGCTTAAAGCAGCGGCGCAGGCTGCGCTTGATGGAAATGCGGCGGGTGCGGAAAGAGCGCTTAACCGCGCCGGAATGCTGGCCGCGAATGGCGTCAGGCGTTACATGACCATTACCGGCTTTACACCGCTTGCTGATAGCACCGTTGAAGCACGCGCACGCCGTGGGCGCAAAGGGGCAAAAGAGGAACTTGCGCGGCGCGCTGCTGGTGAGTCTCCTGGAACCGATCTGGCGAAACCATTAATTGACACCGGGCAATATCGCAGAGCTATTACCCATGTTGTGAGGGATAAAGATGCCGACTCTTGATGTAACAGATGTGCTTTTTGACCCCGATTTTTGCGACTTCAATTTGTGGGTAACACGCCGAGTGCAAACGGTGGATGAGGACGGGATCGGCAGCGACAGTGAAGTTAAAAAGCAGTTTGCCGGAGTCGTAACTGTTGATCGCTCTCTGGAAAACCGCCGTATGCAGGCAGGGCAGGTAATCAGCGGTGCAATTCTGATTGTGACGACTGAGCGACTGACGCAGGGACAGACTGGTCGTGATGCCGATATCGTGACGTATCAGGGCCGTGATTATCGTGTGACCTTCGTCGACCCGTATACAGCTTATGGGGCCGGATTCGTTCAGGCGCATTGTGAGTTGATGCCGTTTGATGGGGGAATTCCGGTTGAGCAATAACACCAGCACAGAGCGCGGATGGCTGATACCAACCAGTGGCGATCCGGATTATGACGAAGCGCTCGACAGGCTGTTAAGCCAGTGGATGCGTAACGTTTCCGGTCTGTCTGCCGGGATGGTTCGCCCGCGCTGGCAGAAAGAGCAGCCGCCACTGCTACCGGTTGAAACGAACTGGTGTGCGTTTGGGGTTATCGGATGGTCAGGTGATGACAGTCCGGCATTCACCAGACAGACCGATGATGGCTCTCAGCTCTGGCGGCATGAAACGATTGAGTGTATGGCTTCGTTTTATGGACCGGCTGGGATGGTGTATGCGTCCCGGTTTCGTGACGGTATATCTGTGCCGCAGAACAATGCAGCACTGAATGCGCTGGGGCTGTCTCTTGGCGATTACACAGGTCTGACTCCCTTCCCTGAACTTATTAATCAGCAATGGGTCCGCCGCTACGATATGACGGTGCGCCTGCGCCGGAAGGTTGTGCGCGAGTACGGTATTAAATCGCTGGTGGAAGCACCAGTCATCTTTTTCGGAGATTAAGCTATGGCACAGGGCTTGCCTGTATCAAACGTTGTTAATGTTGATGTGATCATGTCGCCGCGTGCAGCATCAGGGCGAAATTTTGGTGCATTACTCATTCTCGGCCCGTCCACAATCATTCCGGTAAGTGAGCGCATTCGTCGTTATTCTGCCGCGGAAGATATTGGAAAAGATTTTGGCGTGGAATCACCAGAATATAAAGCTGCGCAGGTGTTTTTCTCACAATCACCGAAACCTCAGGAGGTTTTTGTTGGTCGTTGGGTGAAAACGAAGGGAGACAGCGAACAGGCCACGACTGAGACGCTGGAGCAGGCTGTGAATGCCATGCTCGATTATACTTCATGGTATGGGCTGGGGATTGCAGACGATGAAGATATTCCGGATGCAGACTGGCTGAAAGTGGCTGCGGCGATAGAATCCTCTTCTGTAAGTCGTATTCTGGCGATTACGACAAGCGATGAGAAATGCCTGCAGACTGCATCCAGCGATGATTTGGCATCAAAACTGAAAACCGCCGGATATTCACGCAGTTTTATTCAGTATTCATCGGGTAATAAATACGCTGCGTTATCTGCATTTGGCCGGGCATTCACGGTTAATTTCAATGGCAGTAATACCGCGATTACGCTCAAGTTTAAGCAGGAGCCGGGTGTCGGGTATGAAACACTGACAGTCAGCCAGGCATCGGCACTTGATGCAAAAAACTGCAATGTGTTCGTGTACTACCAGAATGATACAGCTATCCTCCAGCAGGGAGTGATGGCTAACGGCGATTTCTTTGATGAACGCCACGGCCTGGACTGGTTACAGAATTATGTGCAGACCAACCTCTATAACCTGCTTTATACCAGCGCCACGAAAGTTCCCCAGACTGAAGCCGGTATTACCCGACTGTTATCAAATGTTGAAAAATCACTGGATCAGGCCGTTCAGAATGGACTGATTGCTCCGGGCGTATGGAACGGTGGCGACCTTGGTCAGTTGTCATCAGGTGACACGCTGCCCAAAGGTTATTACGTATACGCCCAGCCGCTGGATGAACAGGCACAATCAGAACGTGAAGCCCGTAAGGCTCCGGTGATTCAGGCTGCAATAAAACTTGCAGGCGCGGTTCATTACGCTGACGTACAGATTAACGTTGTTCGCTAAGGGGAAGTGAATGTCTACCTATTCTTTTATGGATGTCACTGCGACGCTGACCGGCCCGACCGGTTCGATTGACCTCGGGTACGGTTCTGCAAGTTCTGAAGAGGGGATTGTGGTTGCGATGGGCGGTCCTAAAAACACCATGACCATCGGTTCTGATGGCGAAGTGATGCACAGTCTCCATGCAGATAAAAGCGGGACGATTACCGTTAACCTTCTGAAGACATCACCGACAAATAAAAAATTGTCGCTGGCGTATAACGCACAGAGCCAGTCTTCTGCCACATGGGGGAATAACGTTATCGTGATCCGCAACAAGGTCAGCGGCGACATCATCACGGCACGCAGTGTTGCGTTCCAGAAACAACCGGATAACGCCAACGCTAAAACCGGTAATACGATGCCGTGGGTGTTTGACTGCGGCAAGATTGACCAGGTTCTCGGGGAGTTTTAATACATGGAATTCGAAATCAAAGGCGTGAAATATCGCGCGGCAAAACTCAGCGTTTTTGATCAGCTGAAAGTGACCCGCAAACTTCTGCCTGTGCTGGCAGGAATGATGTCAGATTTCGGGAGCATTCGCTCCCGTTTGCCTGCTGATGGCAAAATCGACACCGTGAAATTCGAGCAGTTAAAACCGGTGTTTGAAACCATGCTCCCGCGTATCGCTGAGGAACTGTCTTCCCTGACCGAAGATGACACCAGTGCGATTATTCATCCCTGTCTTGCGGTGGTATCGCGGCGTCATATGGACGGATGGGTTCCGGTATTTACCCAGGGCGAACTGATGTTTGATGATATTGACTTGCTGGTCATGCTGCATCTGGTGGCGCGGGTGGTCGCCGATTCGCTGGGAAATTTTTTGCCTACACCCCTTACCAGCACGACGCAGAGCCTGCAACAGGGCTGACGTTTAACAGCCTGCCGGACGGGCTGTCTTACCTTCTCAATCCGGTTGACGCCGGGTTAATTCCTTATACAGCACTTAAAGATGGCTCTGTCGATTTGTACGACATTGCTCTCTTGAATGACCATCTGGCGGTAAAAGCGGATAACCAGCGGCGCATTGAGAAATGGAGAGAGGATAATGAACGCTGAAACTATTAAAGATTTCCTCGTCTCGCTTGGCTTCAGTGTGGATGATGCAGGAGCGAAAAAGTTCGGTTCTGTCCTCGCCGGTACAACTGCAAATGTCATCAAAATGGGGCTGGCTGTTGAAGGAGCTGCGCTGTCCGTGGTGGCCTTCACGGCTAAGATCGCCTCCGGTCTGGATAATCTCTACTGGGCGTCACAGCGCACCGGCGCGACGGTTCAGGGGATTCAGTCTATTGGCTATGCGGTTTCGCAGGTTGGCGGCAGTGTGGACGCTGCGCGATCTTCTCTGGAAAGCCTCTCCCGGTTTATTCGTAACAATCCCGGAGCAGAAGGCTTTCTGAATCGCCTGGGCGTACAGACCCGTGATGCCAGCGGTAACATGCGTGACATGGCTGCTATCTTTACGGGCGTTGGACAGAAACTCAGCAGCATGCCGTATTACCGGGCTAACCAGTATGCGCAGATGCTGGGCATTGACGAAAATACCCTTATGGCGATGCGCCGGGGTGTGGTTGGTTTCTCCGGGCAGTACAGCGCAATGGCGAAAGCTATCGGTTTCAATGCTGACGAGGCGGCCAGAAGCTCCAACAAATTCATGACCTCCCTGCGCGAGTTCGGCGCGATGGCAGGCATGGCCCGTGACAAAATCGGCTCTAATCTTGCGGGTGGGCTTGCGGGTTCGCTGGACACCCTGCGCCGCCATATCCTGGACAACTTCCCTCGTATCGAGCAGACCCTGACGAAAGCCATAAAAGGCATTCTGGCGATCGGAGACATCATCGGGCGGCTGTTCTTCAGGCTAATTGAGGGAACATCCAGCCTTATCACCTGGTGGCAATCGCTGGATAAGCAAACGCGGGAGCTCATCTCGCTGTTTGGTGCACTGACGATTGCGCTGCGCATTCTGAACAGTACGTTCTGGATGTCGCCGATTGGCCTCATTACCGCGCTGGCGGCGGGTATTGCCCTCCTGTGGGAGGACTATCAGACCTGGAAGGAAGGCGGCGACAGCCTGATTGACTGGGGCAAGTGGAAGCCGGAGGTCGATGCCGCGCTGAAGATGGTTCGTGACCTGAAAGGGTCTGTTAATGAACTGGCGAAAGCGCTGGCGAAACTGCTCAATATTGACCCCAAATCATGGTCCCTGAAGTGGGATTTCAGCAACTTCATCGACCAGATGGGCGAATTCAGCAAAATGCTGAACATGATCGCCGACCTGCTCAACGCTATCAAAGATGGCCGCTGGGCTGATGCCGTCATCATCGGCAAACAGATACTTAATCAGGGCAGCGAAAATCCGTCAGCGATGCCGATGGTTACAGACAGCGCTAACAGTGCTGCCGACTGGATTAAAGAGCGCTGGGGATTCGATCCCCGCAGTGTGGGCCGGACGGTACGCGGCTGGTTTGGTGATGATGAGCCGGAACAATATGCACAGGCTACGAAACGAGGAGAACGGAATAACAATCCGGGAAACCTTAATTTTGCTGGTCAGGCAGGGGCTTCTCTTGAACGCCCGGGCGGGCGATTTGCCAGATTTGAAACTGCTTTTGATGGATTACGGGCTCTTGCTCGTCAGTTAATGCTGTACGCCGGACGGGGAATAAACAGTGTGGAGAAAATTATCTCTACCTGGGCACCTGCGTCTGATAATAACAACACAACTGCGTATATCAGGGCTGTATCGCAACGACTGGGAGTGGATCCCCGGGCTGCCCTGAATATGAGCGATCCGCAAACCATGTCAGCATTGATGAGCAGCATTATCCAGCATGAGAATGGAAGAAATATCTATTCTCGAGAGCTGATTAATAAGGCTGCCGTGGCGGGAATCAGTGGCAAAATGACAGAGGTTAACCAGCAAAATACTTACCACATCTACGGTGGTGGTGACCCGCGTTCTGTCGGTACCGAGGTCGAGCGCCGGCAGCAGTCGGCAAACGCCCAGGTCATGCGCGGTAATCAAACGAAGGTGGGCTAATGGATATTCTCTCTACACTTTTTCATCAGCAGAGCAGAAAAATAGGAATGATTGTTCCCAGTGTTGTTATTTCAGAGAAGCATACAGATATGCTTGAAATAACAGAGCATCCGGTAGAGGTCGGGGCCGCTGTCGCTGATCATGCCTATAAAAAACCGTCAGAAGTGGTGATGGAGGTTGGTTTCGCCGGTGGCGGTGCATTGCTGGATTTTGCCAGTAATCTGACGGCTACCAGCATGCTCGGCCTGAGTCCTCAGCAGACGTATCAGGAGCTACTGGATCTGCAGGAAAGCCGTATCCCCTTCGATGTGGTAACCGGTAAACGGCTGTACAGCAACATGTTGATCCGGGCGCTGGAAGTGACGACGGACAAGACAACCGAAAACGTCCTGTCCGCCGTCCTCACCCTGAGGGAGGTCATTATCTCCCGGACACAGCAGATTACCGTCGCGGATAAAACCAACATGAAGGAAGGGGCCAGCACGTCGGCGGTACAGAACAGCGGCAACAAAACCACAAAGCCTCCAGATACTTCACTGCTGAAAAGCATCACGGGTAACGTGGCGTCATTACTGGGGGGCGGTTGATGACAATTCAGGAAATTCCGCTGACAGCGGATAACCAGCAGTTCAGTATCGCCCTGAGCGGTGTCACCTGGCGGATTAGCATCATATGGCGAGATCCTTACTGGATTATGGACCTGCAGAACGACAGAGGAGAGCCGGTAATCTCCGGTATTCCTCTCGTCACTGGCGCTGATCTGCTGGCGCAGTACGCCTGTATGGGGCTTGGTTTTAAGCTGTTGGTGGTCTGCGATGACAACACACAGGATTATCCCACGAAAACTGACCTGGGCAGTCGCAGCCATTTACTGGTATCAACGGAGTAAGCATGTCACAGAACTGGATGAGACATTTCGAGCTGCAGCTTGTGGACGGGAACGGTAAGGGAATTGAGCTAAGTGATTTCAAAGTCACCTTTACGATCGACTGGTTCAACATCAGCAGCGCGTCCCGGGTAGGGACTATCAAAATTTATAACCTTTCGGCAGATACTGTGAACCGAATTACCGGGCAGGAGTTTTCGAAAGTGCGGCTGATTGCCGGTTACGACGGTATCGCGCCGGAGGTGGCAGCAAGCGACGTCGGGACTGTGCGGGAAGTTGACGCGGCGGACGTGGGCCAGAGTGATGGCCGCAACTACGGGCTGATTTTCAGCGGAGAAATTCGCTACTCGGTCACAGGAAAAGACAGTCCGGTTGATACCTACGTCCTGATTCAGGCAGCAGATACTGATCTGGCATTTGCCACCAGTATAACCTCGCAGACGCTGGCGGCCGGTTACACGGTCGCAGATGTGAACCGTGCGCTGATGAAAGACTTTGAGGCCAAAGGCGCGACCGAAGGACTGACGCCTGAAATGCCTGCTACCGTATTCCCTCGAGGGCGGGTGCTGTTCGGCATGACACGGCATCTTATGGATAACGTGGCCGGACAATGTGGCGCAACATGGCAATTTGTGGACGGTCAGCGCCAGATGGTGGCGAATAACGAGTATGTTCACGACGCGATTGTGCTCAACAGCGCCACCGGGCTTATCGGCATGCCGCAGCAGACTATCGGCAACGGTGTAAACGTCCGCGCTCTTATTAATCCGAACATCCGGGTTAACGGGCTTATTCAGCTGGATCAGGCTTCCGTGTACCGCACCGCGCTGTCGAACAATGATATTGCGATGGCTGGTGGGCAGATCACCGACCAGAACACGGACGGAAATATCACGCTCAGCGGCACCACAGCACAACCTGCCAGCATCGCAACGGATGGCGTTTATATTGTGCGCGGGATTATGTACACTGGCGATACAAGGGGCCAGGCGTGGTACATGGATATGATGTGCGAAGCGCGTGGCGCGGCGGATCTTGTTTCCTCATCAGCGAGGGAAAGAGGGCTTTAATGAAACGGTTATGTTTGGCGTTAGTTATGATGGTTACTGCTCCGGCGATGGCTGCAATTCAGTGCGGCAACTACACGATGACCGGTGACGGAATGACTGTTATTAACGGTGAAACTGTCACATCACAGAAGATAAAATTTCTGGGAAAAGATGGTGACTATTCAAACATAAAAATGGACATGGGCCTGATGCCTTCCCGTGATGGTAACAATTACGGCTTTGAGTTTGTGAAACGTAACGGAAAAGCTTTCCTGAATGTCCAACTGCTGCAGAACAGCATGGATGCGCCGAAAATCATCGGTTCCTTTCCATGCAAAAAGATTGTTGATTAATCACTCGTAATTATAATGTGATACTTCTACTTTCACGATAAGGAATTTGTCGCATGTTCGGATTTGATAAATTAATAACTCCAAAAATCATCAACGTTCTGTATGGCATCACAATGTTACTTCTGGTTGTTGCCGCCATTATAACGTTTGTTAATGGGAAGGCTGCTGGCGCTTTAGTGCTTTTGTTATGTGCTGTATTTTGCCGAATATTCTTTGAGTGCATCATGGTTTCATTTAAAAACAATGAGTATCTTCGCCGAATAGCTGAAGCGTTAGAAGCAAACAAGCAGTAATGAAACTTCAATAATGAACCCGCCACCCGGCGGGTTTTTTGCTTTCTGGAGCCTACTAAATGGCAGTATCTGACCAGACCCGCAGCGGCGACCTTGCTGAAACATTCAAATCTGAACGGGAAACAACAAAGAACCAGATCCGAGTCGCCTTGCCTGGCATTATTCAGTCATTCGATCCTGATGCGGTGACGGCGGTTGTGCAGCCTGCTATCCGTTCGGTTGAAAAGGATAATGACGGCAACCGCATTACCAAAAATTACCCATTGCTGGTGGATGTTCCAGTGATATTCCCACGTGGCGGAGGATGTACGCTAACGTTTCCGATTAAAGCCGGGGATGAGTGTCTTGTCGTTTTTGCCGATCGTTGTATTGATTTCTGGTGGCAGAGCGGCGGAATACAGGAACCGGTTGATGACAGAATGCATGATTTATCGGATGCGTTTTGTATTGTCGGTCCGCAGTCTCAGGCGCAGAAAATCAGCGGAATCAGCACCAGCGCCGCGCAACTGCGTACTGATGATGGCGCTGCGTTTGTGGAAGTTGCCGCAGGCCATAACATCACGGTTAAAACCCCCGGCGCGCTGACGGCGACAGCAGAAGGAGGAACCACGATCACATCACCCACCATCACGCTAAACGGCAACGTGACAATAAACGGGAATCTCTCTCAGGGGATGGGCGAAAGCGGCGGCACCGCGACGATGCTTGGCCCTGTCACGGTGACTAACGATGTAAAAGCTGGTGGTAAGAGCCTGATGACGCACACGCACGGCGGAGTACAGACCGGCGGCGGTAACACAGGAGCGCCTAACTGATGCGATACAGACGCGAAGACGCCGATGGCGATTATACCTTTGGCAGCGGTGATGACACCTGGCTGATTAACTCACCGGAGGCCGTGGCGCAGGCGGTAAAAACGCGATTCGAATTGTGGTATGGGCAATGGTTTCTCGATACCACCGAAGGGACTCCGTGGATCCAGTCTGTGCTCGGTAAGCAGAAGCCGGAAACCTACAACCTGGCGATCCGTAAGCGCATCCTCGAAACGCGTGGCGTTAAATCAATCCTCTCTTTCAATACGACGGTGGATACCACGACCCGACGTGTCATGTTTTCCGCTGAAATCGACACTCTTTATGGAATAACGACTGTTACATCGGAGGCGTAATGGCTCTGAACCTTGATTCTCTTGGTTTATCTGCAAAGGTAACCGCAGAGGGGATCAGTGCGCCTGATTATCAGACGATACTCAGCACCCTGATTAGCTATTTTCAGCAGATTTATGGCAGTGATGCCTACCTCGAACCGGACAGCAAAGACGGCCAGATGGTCGCTCTGGTGGCTCTGGCCATTCACGATGCCAACAACACGGCCATTTCTGTTTACCGGTCATTTTCTCCGTCGACGGCGCTGGACGATGCATTAACCAGTAACGTCAAAATTAACGGCATCACTCGCCGTGCTGCGACAAACTCTACGGTCGATGAGCTGATTGAAGGCGAAGCCGGAACGTTGATCACAAACGGGTCTGTGAAAGATGCCAACGGTATCATCTGGAATCTTCCTGCTCAGGTGACAATTGGTATTGATGGGACGGTTATTGCTACAGCGACGTGTTCTGTTGCTGGTGCTGTGGCGGCCCCTGCCGGGTCAGTCAATAAGATAAACACCCCGACACGTGGCTGGGTATCAGTAACTAACCCTCAAGCGGCTACCGTTGGCGTTGCTGCCGAAACAAATGCTGAATTGCGTGTCCGGCAATCACAGAGCGTTGCTTTACCATCTCTGACGCCGTTTGAGGCGGTAGATGGTGCGATAGCAAATATCAGCGGCGTAACGCGACACAAGCTGTATGAGAACGATACAGATACCACTGATGCAAATGGCCTGCCGCCGCACTCAATCGCGGCCATTGTAGAAGGTGGTGATGCGACAGTCATTGCGAACAGCATTCGTGGTGTGAAAGGGCAGGGCGTAACACCCTACGGTAGTACGGTGATTGTTGTGCCTGATAAGTACGGAAACCCTCACCCGGTAGGTTTTTCAAGGCCGGTCGATGTACCCATTTACGTCAAAATCACTATCGAGCCCCTTACGGGTTACACATCCCAGGTCGGCGAAGAGATAAAGGCGGCTGTATCTGCCTACATTAACTCTCTGGCAATCGGCGCCAGCGTTCTTCTCAGTCGCGTTTACTCACCGGCTAACCTTGGTGTTGTCAGTGGAGGTAATGCCAGGTATTACGACATTACCGAGTTGCTGATCGGGACGTCTGCCGGTGGCGTAGCCGCGGCAAACGTGGATATTGCCTTTGACCAGTCAGCATCCTGCGCCGTCAGCAATATTAATCTGGTGGTCTCATGAGCAGATACACTGACCGCATAACAAACTACCACGCCGGTAAACCAAAGTTCTTTGCCCACGTCGACCTGTCCACCAGGCCACTGAGTGATGTTTCCGATGCCATGTCACGGCTAATACCCGATTTTGACATTGATACCGCCGTAGGCGTGCAACTCGACGTTGTGGGCGAATGGGTTGGTCGTTCCCGTCGCGTGGCTACACCGGTAACCGGGATTTATTTTTCGTGGGACACCGAACGGGTTGGCTGGGACCAGGGGATTTGGCAGGGACCATATGACCCAAACGACGGTTTTATCGATCTAAGCGATGAAATATATCGGCTAATTCTGAAGGTGAAAGTGGCGATAAACAACTGGGATGGTCAGAACGATTCGCTGCCTTCAATTCTTGATGCCGCCCTTGCCGGGTCCGGGATCCGCATGGCTATTGTCGACAACCAGGATATGTCGATTTCTATCTGGATACTCGGTGACCCATCGGTAGCCCTAAGTGAAATAGACCGGTTAATTCTGGATAGCGCCGTCAATAAAGGCCCCTTTATCGCATTACCGGCAGGTTACGTACCATCGCGCTATGACATTAACCCGATTGACCAGGTTAACAGCGAGCTATGGTGGGCGATTCAAAACGGTTATATGACGGTTAAGGCCGCCGGAGTTCGTGTCCGTGAAATAGAGACCGTCAGTGATGGTTATCAGTTTTTTGGCTTCGATATCGAAAATGACTATATCGCTGGTTTCGACCGCGGGTCATGGGGAGAGAGATTTTAATGGCGACTAACGATTTTAAGCGCTTCGCTACTGGTAGTGGGGCAAACGTATTATCTCAGGCAGACTATGAGTCACTATCTGCCCTGGCATCAGGGAAGGGCGCTAACGGCTATGTCATCATTGAGGAGTACGCATAATGGCAGGTAATTACGCAGTCATTGAAAGTGGAATAGTTAAAAACATCATAATTGCGGAAAGCGGTTATGAATATGATGGTGCTGAACTTATCGAATATCCTGAAAGTGTATTTTGCCAGCCTGGGATGTTTTATAACAAGGCAGACGGGCTATTTTACGATGATAAAGAATATTCAAAAATAAATAGCAAGAATTAAGTCACTAAATTACCAGAAAGCAAACTGACCTTATGGTCGGTTTTTTATTGGGGCGACTATGAGTGAATACGATACCGGCAATCCTGTGCCGTCTGCATCCATGCCTGATGCATGGGATAATATGCAGTCTATTGACAAGTTCGTTAATAGCAGTGATGAAACCATTACCACACGCACAGGCAAACAGTTAGATACTTTGCATGGCGTTAATGTTAAAGCGGACAACCAGCTAACGCAGCAGCAAGCAGATTTTGAAACATCGCAAGAAGAAAGGGATGCTGTAGTTGAGGAAACCAGGCAAAACCTGATCCCTCTGAGCAAGCAATACATGACGCTTGCTGATGCACAGGCAGATATTGCTAATATCCCTGCGGGAAGTGCCACTTATTACCGCAGCCCGGATGATAGCGCGCTGGCTATTGAGGTAATCAATAACGCCGGGACGTTACAACCTACCGGACGAAAAATGCCATCCATGGACAGCATCATTTCGGCTTTGGGTGTGTACTTCGACGGTAGCAACCCAGACCTGCTGATTGGCTTTAAAGACGTGGATAACAAAGTTTTCGCGGCATGGGACCTGTCGGGAAAATATATTGGGGATCTGGAGTATGCGTCATTTGATGAGACGGGACGGATGATTGCAGATCTGGCAGTGCTGGGTGATATGCAGATAAGCCAGGCGTATCAGAACCCGGATGTAGCTATGTATATCCTCGATGATGATGGGCTTGTGCTGCTGGAGGTCCCATTCGTCGAGTCGCAGAGCGACGTCAACGAGGAAATAGAGGCAATCAATACCAGGCTGGATGTGTTTGTTCGTGATGACGGCATTTTAAAGTCGGAGTTTTACGGCCTCAATTTCATGTCGGAGACACGTCGCGCATTGATGATGGCAGAAGCTAAGGAGGGGCAATTTGTCATCAATATCATTGGGAACTCGTGGGTAGCTAACGAGTGGAACCTTCCGCGTCGTTTAACTCAGGTCCTGCAAGACCGATTCGGTGATGCAGGCGCCGGATTTGCTGGTTACAACCGTAACTTTGCCCATCCAGGACGTGCATTTCTAGCGATTCAATCGGGAACGTGGACTGAGGAGACTGTTACGACACCTACAGCCACAAACTTCGGCCCGGCTGGCTCACAGGGGATCACCTCTACCGCAGGTGCCTCTATGGCATTCCAGTCTCTGACTGGTGATACCTCAGCGGCTATCTACCACAATGGCAGCTCCAGCGTCAGCCCTGTAATCAAAATCAAGTACAAGGACAATGTCACGGGCGACCAGACTGCTGAAACACAGGTTACCCTTTCTGGTACGGGTGTAGTCAGAACTGAGTTGCCCGTACCGCCTGTGACAGGAAACTGGACGGCTACGCTGACGCTCGTTTCAGGAACACTGGCGTTCTGTGGCATCGAGCTGAAAAAAAGTACCCCGGGTGTTCGTGTCAATAAATTAGGTACTGGCGGCTCTACCTGGCGGCAATGGACAACCCTGAACCGTGCCGGGTGGGTGCAGGGCATCACGCCGCTGGCGGCAAACCTGAATATCCTGCTGGAGTCCGTCAACGGCGCGTACAGCTACGATGCCGACTACGAGGCGACCTATACAACGGAAATGGCATCACGCGTGAGGTCAGCCTCTGCCTTCAGCGACGTTCTGGTTATCTCGCCACCACAAACACTGGGCACACCAACCTACTCGTTACGCGACTTCGCATACAAGCTGAGAGGTATCGCTGGCTCTATTCAGGCAGGGCATATCGATCTGCAACAGGTTTTCGGACAAAACATCGCAGAGTATACGGACAATGGGAAGCGCTACATCCTGTCATCAGATGTAAACCATCCAACATATCCCGCCGGGCAATGCGTTATTACTGAAACTGTACTCCGCGCCATCCTTTCTGCTTTTTAAGGTACTTTTATGACAACTATTTTTCAGGCACCAGTTCCAAGCAATAACCCAGCGCTGCAGTATGCGGTGCCAGATAACCTCTTGAAAGGGTACGGGACGAAAGAGGGGACTACTGATGGGGTATATCTGTTCCGCCTCGATGACAAACGATCGTTTCCTCTACAGGCCGCGCCGACGAGCAATGCTGAAGGCGCAATCGTGAATCTGGCTGATAGTGTTAGCGCGCAGGCATCCCTTGGTGGCGACGTGTCTGCATTCGTGTGGAACGGAACACGTAAATCACTGGCGATGAACAGTAAAAGCGCACCGTGTTACCTGCAGAGCGCCAGTAACTTTATGGCCCGATTTGATGCCACCACCCACCCGTCGAAACTCCAGTATTTTGCGCTTGGAATGTACGTGCGTATTCCGTCAGCTGATGATTTTGTCGCGGTCAGTACCAACTACTCAGGTATCTGCGGGACGGCGGAATCCCTGACACCGGCAAACGAGTTTGGCGGAATTGCTTTCACTAACGTTAACGGCACAAAGGCGATCAATGCCATTCGCGGGACTGACGGCGGCGCGCTGCGCACAGTAGCTGTCCCGGCGACTAATTTCCTCGGCAAAGTGTGCCTGGTCGTCGTCTACCGGGACGCCGCAGGGATGCACCTCTATGTCGAGGCAACCGACGGGACAAAGGCTTCTGCGATGACCGCGATTGCGAATGTCCCTGTTTTGACAACGACCATGACCAGCCGGAGCCTGAAATTCGGCGTTACTGGTTTTTACTCCGGTAGCCTCGTCTATAAACATGAGTTTTTTGGCGGCTGGTTAATCGACCTGGAAACTATCACCGTTTCTGATATCCCTGCGTTTGCATCTGCCGACCTGGCCAGACAGATCGCCAGAGGGTGGATGACAAGCTAAAAACCATTGTGTGTTAATTTGTTGTCTGCCTGAAATGATTTTATCTGTCAGCCAACTATTGATCTGCCACTCACTTAAAACTACTGTATATAAAAACAGTATTTATCGGAGGGCAGATCATGCTTAGGCAGTCAGACATCGCCGCGGCTTTCCGCGAGTCCATTTTGCGCAGTTCCAAGGGGTTCCAGTACCTTCACACCCGCGACTTCGTTACTGCGCTTCGCCGGCGCGGCATTCATTTTACCGAGGTGGAGGCTAACGCCTGGATCGCTCGCGAGCAGACGTATTTTGTCGATAAGACGCCTGACCATAGCGAAAACAGGCTGTGGATGATGGCCAACATGGGGAGGGTGATCTAATGGGCTTTCCTTCGCCGGCGTCAGACTACGTTGAGCAGCGTCTGTCTGTTAACTCGATCTGCAATGTAGGCCCAAACACGCTAGTTTTCGAGCGTTCTGGTGGTTACGTTGTACTGGATATCTCCCTGAAGCCAAAGCAGGGTAGTCAGGTTCTGATCCAGCACGGCGGCGGGACGGAGCTTGCCACGCTGAGAGGGCGGTCGCTGATAACCGAAGATGGCGAAGCAATTGAAGGTGAGGCCTTGGATGATGTCACTGTCGCAGGCGTCGTGACGCACATCATTTGTGATGTGCGAAGCGATAGCCTGGCGGTTTAACAATGAAAGAGTGGTGCGCACCGTAACTACAACAAGTATGTCCGCAGTTATGGTGCGATACCTTGCGGGTTGAGTAAACGGCCAGTGTTCATTTCTGGATATCTGCTCGCAGATCTTGGCATCTAAGGAGGTAGCGCAGATGGAACCTGACCCTGGAAGAGTTCGCGTAATGGCTTACTGGACTGCACGACCATCGATGTAATCAGCCCACCACTGCATCATCTACCTGCGCTTATCGAGATACTGAGCATGGTTGTAAATCCCGCGCACAGATCCGCCGTTGGCATGTGCCAGTTGCACTTCAATGGCGTCGGCAGGCCATTCGTGCTCGTTCATAATCGTGCTGAATTCATGCCTGAATCCGTGACCGCTTTCCAGACCTTCATAGCCGATTTGTTTGATCACAAGCAATACCGCGTTCTCGCAGATTGGCTTCTTCTTATCGTTGAGCCAATTAGCGGCGTTTATTTCAGCTGGGACACTGACGGGCTCGGATATGACCAGGGCATCTGGCAAGGGCCATATGATCCTGATTCTGGCTATACGACGCTAAGCGATGAGACGTACCGCATCATTCTGAAAGCGAAGATTGCGATTAATAACTGGGACGGGCGGAACGACTCGCTGCCACCAATTCTGGACGCTGCAACTGCTGGCTCTGGCCTGAAGATGCAGATCGTCGACAACCAGGACATGACGATATCGGTCTGGGTGTTCCCTGAGACTGATATTTCTGATGTGTCTCTCGAACTGATCGCCGCTATCAAACAGGGCTATCTCACCGTTAAATCAGCTGGCGTATGGGCCGGTGATGTTGAAACGCCTTCGGTAGAAACACCGTCAGAAGGCTCTAAATTCTTTGGGTTTGATATGGATAACGAATACATCGGCGGGTTCGATGTTGGAGCATGGGGGACAATACTCTAATGGCAATAAACAACTTTAAACCTTTCGCGCTTGATCCGAACGCTAACGTCACCTCACAAGCTGACTGGGAAGCACTTCCGGCTCTGCTTTCAGGGTTTACGGCAGGTAAAGCATCCAGCGCACAGGTCAACAAAGCTATTCGGCAAGCCAGCTTTATCGCGGCAGCGTTGGCGCAGTACACCGCCAACAAAAGCGGGCTGGATGTGCTTGATGATGGAGACCTGAACGGGTTTATATCCAAAATGGGGACCGCTTTCGGGAAGGATTTCCAGGCCCTTGATGCCACGCTGACGGCATTAGCTGGGCTGGAAACCGGTGCAAATAAACTCCCGTATTTCACTGGAAATGATACAGCTGCGCAGACTGATTTGACTTCTGTTGGCCGTGACATTATCGGGAAAAAGACTATTGCTGACATTCTCACATACCTTGGTTTGGGAGAAACGATAAATAAAGCCTCCGGAGCTATGCAGAAATCGGCTAATGGATCTGATATTTCT